CTTCCAGCGCAAGAACCGTGCTTGGACGGGTTCTGAGATCATCAGTGCGGCATTCCCTATGATTTCCTACAATGACCGTGGTATCATCCTGGACAAGGGTGAACTCGTCAGCGGCGTCCTGAAGAAGGGCGCAACGGGCGGTCTGGTCCACGTGATCTACAATGACTTCGGGCCTACACAGGCCGGTCAGCTGATCAACGACATCCAGGCCATCGTGACCCAGTATAACCTGTATACTGGCTTCTCAGTGGGCACCTCGGATCTGATTGCCGATGCCAAGACGAACGCATTCGTCCGCGAGCGTATTGCGATTGGTCGGCAGAAGGTGGCTGAGATCCTGTCGAATGTCCATGCGGGACGGTTCACGAACAACTCTGGCATGTCCGATGGTGAGAAGTTGGAAGATGATGTGTCCTCTGCGATGAAGGACGTCGTGAACAAGATCAACACAGAGGTGATTGAGAGTATGAAGAAGACCATTGGACCAGATGGCGTCAACCGCATCGTTCAGATGGTTGATTCTGGTTCCAAGGGTTCCGAGGCGAACATCACGCAGATGGTGGCGTCTCTGGGTCAGCAGCTGATTGAGGGTAAGCGTGTTCAGTATACGCTTCAAGACCGCACGCTGCCTCACTTCCCTCGGTACGACGATGGTGTGGAGTCGCGTGGATTTGTAGAGCACAGCTTTGTGGATGGTCTGATGCCTGCCGAGTTCTTCTACCACGCTCAGGCTGGACGTGAGGGCCTGATTGATACAGCCGTCAAGACCTCCGACACGGGATACATTCAGCGCCGACTGATGAAGACCATGGAGGACCAGCACGTGGAGTATGATGGAACTGTGCGCAACGTGACTGGCACGATTGTCCAGTTCAACTATGGCGACGATGGCATTGACACGGTCTGTGTTGAGGGCCAGAACTGCAACCTGATGTTCCTGACGGATGAGAACATCTACCGCGAGTATGCACTGACTGCGGACGACGTCAACCCGTTCCTCAAGGATGCGGTTGAGGAGACACCGGATCTGGTGGACGAACTGATTGCGGATCGCGAGATGCTGTATCACAGCGTGTATCGGCACCGCAAGACCGATACGCTTCAAGCGCCTGTGAACCTCCAGCGTCTTGTGGCCAAGTATAGTAATCAGTATAGCACGAAGACGGATCTCACGCCAAAGTATGTGACGAGCGCGCTGACTCGTTTCATCAATGAGTTCCCCAGCAATCGCGTCTTCCATTGCCTTCTGCGATTCTACCTTGCGCCGAAGAAGTCCATTATGGTCCACCGACTCAGCCAGGATCTCTTTGACGAGATCATGCGCGATGTTCGGTTCCGATACATTCAGTCGCAGGTCCATGCGGGAGAGATGGTCGGCGCACTTGCGGCCCAGTCCATTGGTGAGCCCACGACGCAATTAACCTTGAACACCTTCCATAGCGCGGGAACGGCAAAGGCGAACGCAACTTCGGGTGTGCCTCGTATTGAGGAGCTGTTGTCTGCTTCTACGAATCCGAAGCGACCTTCCAACACGCTCTACATGAGCCCTGAGATCATGGTGTCTCAGGATGCTGCGGTGGCCAAGATGAAGGAGATTCAGAAGACAACACTGCGTGACATTACACGCAACATCAAGATCTTCTACGATCCCTACCCACTGGCTGCGACGACGGTGGTTGATGAGGATCGCGAGATGCTTCAGCGGTATGAGGAGTTCCATTGTGGCGACGACGGCAACGTTACGAGTCCGTGGATTCTCCGGTTGGAGATGAACGAGTATGAGATGGCGGCTCGCAACATCATGGATGCGGTGGAAATCCAGACCAAGCTGATGGCGAACAATGCTTTGAAGATTGTGGAGTGCCGATACAGCGATCCTGGTGCGAATCCTGCGGAGAAGACGATCAAGAACCTTGTGATGCGTCTGATGTTTGACCCGGCGGTGGTGAAGAACCCGATTCAGCTGCGGTATCTGGAGGACAAGTTGCTGGATACGCCTCTGACGGGTGTGTCGGGCATTGGACGAGTGTTCCTGCGCACGATCAAGAATGAGGTGATTCACGATGCGGCGATTGGTGGGTACAAGCAGCAGGAGCAGTATGTGCTGGACGTTGAGGGCACGAACCTGTATGACCTGATGGTGTTCTCGGGTGTGGATGGAACACGTGCGTTCTCCAACGACATCCACGAGGTGAACGATGTGTTTGGAATTGAGACGGCGCGGCTGTCGCTGTATGAGGAGATCAATGAGGTGTTCTCTGCAGAGAAGGTGAACTACCACCACCTGGCAGTGTTGGTGGATACCATGACATTCAGTGGTCGCATCGTTCCTGTCAACCGATTCGGTATGAGCAAGAATGAGACGGGTGTGTTGGCCAAAAGTAGTTTCGAGGAGACCAGCAAGATCATGTTCAATGCGGCCATGTGGGCTGAGAAGGACAGCATGCGTGGTGTGTCTGCGAACATCATGTTTGGGCAGAAGCCTCCTTGTGGCACGGGGTTCGTCGACATTCTGGTGGATGAGGCACGACTGCCTGAAGGTGAGGATGACGGAGACCTGGAGGATGATACGCTAGAGAAGGTGAACCAGCGTCTGGAGTCAGCACCTGCTGGGGATTGCCGACTGGAAGACATTCTCATGGACTGGTAGATGAAAGCAAATGTATGAACAAGTATAATGAATAGGCGTCCTTTGTATGGCGGAGAGCGAGGTATACGATCGCGAGAACAATCATCGATTGACACGCTACGTATTTTTGCCAAGTCAGACTTCAAGCATGACTTTGGCGAAGGAACCCCTGCTCGTGACAAGTATGTAGATGCCGACATTGACTCTTTCAAGCAAATCGCGCAGAGATATGGTATCGGAAAGGTGTCTGCCATGATTGCTGGTTTCGGCAGCGTGTTGGGAAACAATCCATACAACCTTTTGAAATCAACGATTGCGCCACAGATCTTCCCGAGCACAGGTGATGACAATGACTACCTAGATGAAGACAAGGCTCTTTTGAAGATTGGATTTGATGCGACCAAGATCAAGCGGCTTTTCAAGGCAGAAATCGCCAAACAGACTGCCACAACGTTTGCGTCGGCAGTTCTTCGTATCCCAGATATTCCTCTCAATACCCCGGGCGGTATGCGGACCTATGAGGTGAGCGGCGTTCTTATGAAGGACAAGGGCGGTGAAGGAACTCTGAACGTCGCATCACGGCTTGAGAATGTGACGGGTGGAAAGACCAAGTTTGCGTTACTCATTGATGCGTCAACGTTGGCAACTACTTCGTTTATCAACACGGACTTGTCTCCTTTACCGAACAAGCAGTGTGAGTTCCACATCATTGAGAACATTGAGAACGAGTCTGATTCGGCTACAAAACTCACTGCGGGCGGACTGGACAAGCCGAAGATTGCTGCCAATTTTGCCAAGAAACCAAACATGTTTTTCATGAAGGACATCCAGAATACCGTCCTATACCCCGAGTTCAAGGTGGGTATCGCAGAGAAGGATGGCGAGGCGCTCTTCGGAAATGCCAATCTCGTTCTATCACGGTCTGGGGATGATACGGAAGCCGATTTTACATTCGCGGACAAGTCAGAATATCACGTGGACCGTATCTCTGTGAACGCAAACGTGAAAAAGGCGTCGCTCAACGTGCTCGCATCGGCCCTGTCAAAGGGTGGCAGGGTTGTCAACGGGCAGCTCACAACTGTTGGAACCGACAAGACGCCCTTCTTGTTTCCGTATCTGAAGCGCGTAGGTGATTGGTGTCAGGCATTGTCGCTACTGGATTCCTCCCGCAAGTATCAGATCTACGACCTGGCACGGAACAAGTTAAAAACAACGACTCTTGGCGATCTGCGGAAGGAATCGGAGACGGTAGTCGCTCTCATGACAGTCGATCGCATATTGCTAGGATACGCGCTCAGTCTCGGTCTTGACGTATTCTTCACGACAGGCACAGATCTGCGATTGGTTATCTACTACAAGAACAAGGAAACTGATATTGATCCTGCGGTATTGGCTACGAAGGTTGCCGAATATAGTAAGGGATACGCAGCCTCTATCGCCCAGTTGAAGGGTGATAATGTCCTCAATATCCTCCAGGAGGGCATGCGGTTGGTCAAGGAGGAAAAGGGCGATATTGAATACGTTCGGCGACTCCGAGCAGTGTTGTATCGCGTCAGTCAGTTACGAACAAGCTATGTGCAACTCAGTGCTAAGGTTAGCGAACTAGATGCCGAGATTAAGAGGACCAAGGATCCAAAGTTATTGTATCGGCTGTATTTTGACAGTGCCACGATTATTCGCAAGATGGTAGATGATGTCAAACACAATGAGCTCCAGAAAAGCTCCTTCTCAGCCTATCCAAACCTGGTGAATGACAAACCGACCTACGATGCTTTCGGTACCGGCGCGGCCAGAACACCATCCCGAAACGCAATCACTGCCCTACAGAAGATCATCTCAAAGGATATGTATGAGGATGCGGTTCAGTCCAAGAAGGTGTTTGACCAGTATCAAGTCAACATTGGACCCATGTTTGAACGCCCCGAACCGCTCACCGCCGAATTGAAGGAAGCATTCACTGCATTCGCGGGAATCAAGCTAGCCGTAGACAATCGTGTCATGGCCAAGAAGGCGAAGCGAGGAGGAGCAATGGAGGATGTGTCGGAAGCAATATTAGCGCTGCAGTCGTTTGAGGTCACTCCACTCTCCAAGAAAGACGACGACGCGGGCCTCGCGAATCCGGCGCAATATGAAGACTTGCCGTTGGCTCTCATGAAAGGATCATACTACTATGACGAAGGTAGCGCTCCGTATTCTGTGGTAGACAAGTATATCGTCACAGAGGCGGCTTTACCGGTGTTTGAATATGTGTTCCCAGATATCGCTAGCGCAAGTCCGGAAGAGCTCGGGTTTCTGACACTGCGATTTCTCATTCTGTATTCCGACATCCTGATGCGCCGATATGAGGCGCTTGTCTCCAACGAGGCAATCCTGCCGGAGCTGAAGGAAGATGGGACGCCTGCATTGGGCTTCGATGGCAAACCCGTCATGAAAGAAAACGATGCCAACTATTTCCAACATCTTCGCCTCACAGCAGAGGCCACCACGTTACGGGACAATGCAGCCGCTCTTAAGGAGGACAAGGACTTCACAAAGGCCTTCACATCGGGAAGAAACAGCATGAATGGAGCCGAGAGGTGGGATTGGGATACGATCAAACTATATGGCACAGATCCACGAACGCTCGCTCGCAACAATGTTTTTAGTAAGGCGTTCGAGCGGATTAAAACGGCCCGAGAGACGCTACTAGCACTCTATGAAGGCGTGGAGGCACCCGCGACGGCCAAGCGACTGCGGGAGGAAGTGCCAGAGGTCGCTGCTATGGAGGAAGACATGCCAGAGGCGGAACCCGACGGTATGGAGGAAGACGTGCCAGAACCCGACGGTATGGAGGAAGACGCACCAGTGGAGGCACCAGTGGAGGCACCAGTGGAGGCACCAGTGGAGGCACCAGTGGAGGCACCAGTGGCCGACGGTATGGACGTAGATGTGCCACCAGTAGAGGCACCGGAGGAGCCAGACTCCAAACGTGCCCGTACAGCTGGCCGCACTTATCGGCGTCGCAAGTCTCGTTCCAAGAAAACTCGTAAACACTAACAACAATGGCAAACCTCTCCTATCCCGAGATTGCGGAAATCTCAACGGAAGCTCTTCCACCTGCGTCACTTGACGCATTAAAGACGCTTCGTAATCAGGCATGCGAAACAACCCAGCAGAGTGGCTTCAAACTACAGAGCCAGCAGCGCTTTCTGCGGCGCATTCTCTCACCCGACAGTCCTCTCCGAAGCCTCTTGATGGTCCACGGCACAGGTACAGGAAAAACGTGCACTGCCATCCAAATCGCCGAAGAGTACATTCTACGTCCCGAGTTCCAGGACAAGAAGGTGATGGTCGTCGCTTCTGCTGCCGTTCAGGAGAACTTCCGCACACAGCTCTTTGAGATGAATCGTGTCAAGATTGATACGATTGCTGGCACATTGGAGTCCAAGCAATGTACGGGTCGCCGGTACCTTGACATGCTTTTGCGTATTGAATCTGAACCCAAGAACTGGAACAACCCCGACATTCGCGCCAAGCTAGAGCGCACGGCAGACCGCATCATATCTGAGTTCTACGAGTTCAATGCCTATGGCGCCTTTGGTAATCTAATTCTATCCAAACTTGGAGGCACAGAGGCCGACATTGACCGCGACTGGGTTCATGCGAACTTTGACAATCGCCTGTTAATTATTGACGAAGCGCACAACATCCGTGAGTCCAAAGATGATGAGGGAATCAAAGGCATCACACGTGCGTTAGAGAATCTAGTCAAGACAGCCGATGGACTGGTGTTGGTCTTTCTGACTGCTACACCGATGTTTGACACATATGATGAAATAGTATTCTACATGAATCTGTTTTTATGGAACGATCGGAAACAGCCTTCGGCCAAGACTGTAAAGAGTACCGACTTCTTCAATCCGGATGCGACGCTCAAAGCTGGCGAAGGATTCCGTGCGTGGTGTCAGGACTATGTCTCGTATGTGCGTGGTGAGAATCCCTTCACTTTCCCATTTCGGTTGCCGCCACCGAAGGTCGTTGCTCGCGACACATTGACCACAACATACCTCGGAAAGGGTCTGTCTCCCGCAGAGCGTATTCGGTACCTGGATCTGGTTGAGTCTACTGCGACTGGCATCCAAAAGACAATCCTGACCAGATCGGAAAAGGCAGACGATGACGAGAAGAAGCGAGCGCTCATGCAGTTGACTCTTGCCGTTCTTCCTGAGAACAAGGATTTTGATTCCCTCTTTCGGATGACGGCCAAGCAGTATGAGTATATTGGCACACCGTTCCTGACGCCGGCAAAACTTCCAGAGCACGCCGCCAAGTTTTCCACAGCAATCAAGGCTATAGAATCTGGATCGGGTGTGTGTATGGTTTATTCCAATTTTGTCAAGATGGGAGCTCTGCTGTTTGCGCTGGCATTGGAGGAGCATGGTTTCACTCCTACCTCTGGTGAGACCTTACTCAAAAACAGTTCGTACAAGGGAACCTCAAAGGGCAAGTATATCCTGCTGACATCCAAGATCTCCGAGGCCGAAATCTCCAAACTTCTGCGGATGTCCAAGTCGGATCGGAACCGTGATGGATCGCAGGTTCGTGTGGTAGTTGCTGGCCCGATTGTGTCGGAAGGTGTGGACTTCCGGTATATGCGACAGATTCACGTGTTGGATCCTTGGTGGAACATGAGCCGTATTGAGCAGGTTGTGGGACGGGGTCTTCGCACATGTAGCCACCAGGCTCTTCCGTTTGAGGACCAGAACTGTACAGTCTACCTCCACGTTGTGCGAACGGGAGACAAGAAGGAATGTTTTGATGAGTATACGTATCGCACAAAGGTAGAGCAGAAGGCCATGAAGATTGCGCGTGTCCGCAAGGTGATTGCGGAGTCTGCCATGGACTGTCCTCTTCAGAACGTCATCAATACGCTTCCGGAAGATTGGAAGACGTTGCGTATTCCCCAGACACGATCAGAGGGACATGTGGAGGAGTCATTTCAGCTTTTCGGTATGTTGGCACCATCTTTCATTGATACGCCCGACGTGGCGGCGTGTATGGTAACACCTGCGGTAGAGGATCCGGAACACGTGCGTCCTCTTTCTACATACTTGGATGTGCGTGATGAGATCCTAGTCAAGCTAGCGGATCTGCTGGCTCACAAGGCTGTCTGGGAACGCGAAGAGCTCTTCAATGCGATGCGACCCTATACTCGGGATGTGGTGATTTTCAATATTCAACAGGCTGTACGATCTGGTTTCCGTTTCAAGGATTCGTTTGGCCGACCTGCGATCTTGGAGTCAAAGGGAGAACTCTATGCCTTAGCACCGATTGGGGCACCGAACGATACGCTCGTGGATCGCATCACTCAACCTCCTACACGTGGAGCCGTTGATCTGCCTGAACTGGAAGACGAAGAGTCTCTGGCAGAGGCAGATACCACCCTGATTGACACCAAACGAGAGGCGTACAAGTTTCCAGCAGACGCAAAGGAGCGATTCTCAGAGGAGGTTCTGAACGGATACATCTTTGATCATGATCTCTCCGAGAACGAGAAGCGATCCCTGCTCAAGACGATGCCGGAGAATCTGCCATTCGCGAAGCGACTGTATGTGGGCGATACAGAGTATATCGTTCTTGGCAAGGATACCTTTGAGCCTCCCGAGCCACCGATTGGAGATGATCTGTCCGAGTTCCGCGCATGGAACACTGAGCTGGTCCAGCGATTCATTGACAAGAAAGATGAAATGTTTGCGTCTCTGAAGAACGGTAAACTCACCGTGAGCAAGATCACAATGGATGGAACGACACCGAAACGAAAACTGGACAAGTCTGGCAAGAAGTTTGAACCGGTTGTGTGCGATACGGGCGAGAACAGCACATCCGTGATGAATGCCTTTGCGAAGTTTATTGATTCCAAAGGAGCTGGATTGCCAAAGATTGCGCCCAAGGCTGGAAAGGAGCCCAAGGAAATGACCGGGCCTCAGCGCTGCGTGTACATTGAACTTCTTGCTCGTGAAGAGCACAATTGCTTCTGGGTTACTCCGGAGGAGATGAGTGTGCTTTACGACGGAAAGGCTGCCAAAGGTCAAACTCCAACCAATCAGGATATATTCACATCGTCGTTTAGAAAATGAACCGTATATAGTCAATAAGAACAGACGGAATGGGTGATCCTTTGTTTGAACGTCGTGAGCTCACGCGCAATGTCCACATTGATGCGAGGTTTCTGCAGCGAAACATTCAGTCTAGTCTTGTGGCGCAACTCCGTATGAAGTATGAAGGCGCGTGTGTGGCAGAGGGTTATGTTCAGCGCCGATCCATCACTATCATTGATCATTCGCTCGGACGCACGAACCTGATCAAGGGAGGTCTAGATTACGCAGTCAAGTTCCAAGCAGATATCTGTATGCCGCACCCGGGCCAGGTATTCCGAATGCCGGTGTCTCTCAAGAGCAAGATTGGCATCCACGCCGAGATGACTCCGGTGAAGGCTCTTCTTCCTCGCGATCTCCACATTGGAGTTGATGAGTTTGACACGATCATGGAGGGACAGGACATTGAGTTTGACGTCACGGGCGCCCGATTCCAGCAGGGAGATGAGTCTATCGTTGTGCTTGGGAAGCTCCGCCGGATCATTGAGGTCGCCAGGCCAACCGGAGAGAAGGCGACAGAGGTTGACGATGGAATCCCGATCATTGCCGCCCCCGTCGGGTCGGAGGGTGAGCAGATCATCAAGAAGGTGACCGTAGAGGCATCTAGCACAAAGATGTCCGAGGGACCGCGGAAGCGAAGGATCAAACTGAATCCTGAGGCAAAGGCAAATGAATAGAAGCCGAAAGGAGGCACTAAAGGAAAAACTAGAGAAGTTGGATGCTGGTGAACACGCACAGATCTTTGAGATTGTCAAGCGTAACACGGACAACTTCACCAAGACGCAAAACAATGTCCTTATTTCATCGGATGTGTTGTCAGATGAGTGTATGATTGAGATTGAGAAGTTAGTAGCATACTACATTGATCAGCGGAAGACCATGGATCTTACCCGAAGACAATGAGTCCCTTTTTCGTTTGAATCACACCAGTGACTGATCCATACCTCTCTCGCTGACCTGGCAGGATCACATAACCGTGCTCCTTATACAACCGATCAATCTCATCAAATTTCGGAACACCCTCCTCCGACACAAACAGGGTCGTGGCATACGCCTCTGCTAGAGAGATATCATCGTGATCCCTGTTCCGAAGGACGAGATCATCGCTCTCGACAAGACCCGATGCCTCAATTGACTTGAGAATGTATACGAGCTTCTCCATAATAAAGCCTGCTTCCTCTTTGGCCAAAACGATACGTTTTGCGAAAACGGACGCATTCAATTCCACGAAAGCAACTCCACTAGAATTATAATGGAGACACTTATCCCTTCGTCCGTTCAGCGAGACATTGAGGGACTCGTCTCAATTGCAGTCAAGGACAAGAAGGCCGAACTGGAGACCAAGGTGCTCGCAGGTCAGATCCAAACCAAGGACGTCGCAGATCGGATTGTGCACGCTATTGAGTCAATCGCATCAAGCGGACCGGTGGATGAGCACCGCGCCACGTTCTCGTATTCGGATGGACTTCGTGTGAACGTCAACGGTGCCGAGAACATCCTCAAGGTATGTAGCACTAGCAGCTTCCGAGGTGTGCCTCTTGCCGTGGAGCGCAAGCGTCGGTACTTTGACGTGCCCGGTGCCTCTACCGACTCTTCCTCCGACACCCTGGACATTCCTGATCTGCGTCTGCGCTTCACTCTTCGCCACGAGGAGCCTCTGCGCAAGGACTTCTCAGGTTCGCCCATGGATCCCGCGTCGCACGTGCGGATCCTTCACCGCAAGTCGTGGATCACCAACGACAAGATCCTTCGGATTGACATGTCGCTCACCAAGACCAAGTTGAAGTCGCACAAGACCTTTGGCGACATTCTCAAGCAGACGCCGAGTTACGAATTGGAGGTAGAGGTGATCAAGAAGGACATGCCGCCCAAGGAGATCGTCCAGGCCCTTCTCCGCACAGTTGGACCTCTGGTTGCTGCCTACCAGCAGTCTGCCTTTCTCCTCACCGAGTCTGACCTTCAGCGCTACCGCATGGAGGTGGAGGGACTCAAGATGCGCTTCATCAATCCCGTCACGATGGAGCGTCGGCACCTTGTGGCTGGCCGCCCGAACAACGTTCTGAGCGGATACACTGTCACCAACAAGGCCGATGGCGAGCGGTGCTTCCTCGTGGTCTCGCGTGACAAGCGCCTTCTTCGCTGGTATCGCGATGGACGTATTGCGTGGACCGGCCTGACTGCGATCAAGGACACTCACACCGGGGATGTGGTGGATGGCGAGTATCTCTCTGACCGCAATCTCTTCTGTATCTTTGATGCGTACACGTTCCGTGGCAAGAACATCACGCGCCTGCCACTCATGACCACAGATGACGATGTCACGAAGAACCCGACCAAGAGTCGTCTGGGTTGTGCCCACCTCTTCGTGGAGGATCTGAAGAAGGCGTTCGTCGCACTGTCTTCGGTCTCGCCCATGCGGATTGAGACTAAGCTCTTCTTCGCCGGAAACGGTCCGGCAATGGAGCAGGCCATCACAACGATCTTGGACACCAAGTTTGAGTATCCTACCGACGGCCTCGTCTTCACGCCTCGTGCGAGTCCGGTAGCGCCCATCACCGAGCGCCGCGGTGATACATGGCTGACCGTATACAAGTGGAAGCCTGCCATTCAGAATTCCATTGACTTCCTTCTGAGTTTCAAGATGGGCGAGAGTTACGATTCTGTGCTCGGACAGCGTGTCGTGCGCGGAACCCTGTATGTTGCTCGGACGCCTGGATCCGACATCATATATCCCTGCGAGACGCTCACGGGCGAGTACAAGCAGCCTGACATGCCCGCTGATCTGCGGGTGATTTCTGAGACGCGTGACCGTGCCCCGTCACCGTTTCAGCCGAGTGCCCCCAAGGCACCTGACGCACATGAGGTGTTGGTGCCTGTGAATGCCAAGGGCATCCCAGTGGACCTGGAGGGTAACCGCGTGGAAGACAACACGATCATTGAGTGTGCTCGTGATGTGGAGAATGGTCGCTGGAGGATCATGCGCACTCGCTACGACAAGACCTACCAGTATCGCGTGCTGAAGCAGGCACAGTTTGGTAACGACATCCACGTTGCGGACTCCATCTGGACCAACATTCACAATCCGGTGACAGATGAGATGATCCGTTCCATTCACAGCAGTCCTCCCGACGACACGTTTGAGGATGAACTATACTATCGCGACAGCCTTGAAGCTCGTGATCGTGTCATGAAGGATGTGATGTCCTTTCACAACAAGGTCAAGGAGGGCCTGTATCAGTCAACGATCAAGGCAGGCGATACGTTGTTGGAGTTGGCGGTCGGTCGTGCGAATGACCTACACAAGTGGCGGAAGACGAAGCCGTCCAAGATTGTTGGCATTGATCTGTCCAAGGGGAACCTGGAGGGTGCTCGGCAGGGCGCATGCGTTCGATACATCAATGAGAACGTGAAGCAGCGGCTGCCTCCTGCGCTCTTCATTGAGGGTGACATGACGCAGACGCTTCTGGATCAGGACAACCGGTACATCAAGATTCTGGACAAGCGTGAGCCTGCTACCACGGAGTATCTTCAGAAGTTTGCGGGTCTGACGGAGTTTGATGTGATCTCGTGTCAGTTTGCGATTCACTATGCATGTGAGTCGGAGGAGAGTTTCCGGATCTTTGTGGGCAACCTGACGCGTCACGGAAAGGGTCTGTTCTTCGGAACGTGTATGGATGGACAGGCTGTGTACTCGCACATGATTGGCAAGGAGGGGTACATCTTCCATGCGAATCAGGGACAGGTGTTTGGCGAGATGACGAAGCAGTATGCGGATGGCGATGGCTGGACAGAGGAGTTCGGCAAGACGATTGTAGTGAAGCTGGAGAGCTTTGAGAGACCGACCAAGGAGTTCCTGGTTCCGTTTGGTCGTGTGACGGAGATTCTAAAGGAGAATGGGTTTGAGCTGGTGAACACTGCGCTGTTCAGTGACCACTATGCGGCGCAGACGAACTATGTGATTGGCGGCGACCTTCAAGCATTCTCGTTCCTTCACCGGAGCTTCGTGTTCAAGCGTGTGGAGATCGTGAAGCCCAAGGAGGAAGAGCCGAAGCAGGAGGTGGAGGTGCCGATGGCTACAGAAGAGGAGAAACCCAAGAAGAAGCGCGTGCTCAAGGTGCGCGTCGCAGCAGAACCCGAGGTGGAGGTTCAGGAGCCTGTGTTCTTCTTCAGCGGCAATCCCGCCCTGAATGAGAACAAGTTCCTCAGCAACGAGTATGAGGCACCGATCCAGGTGGAAGGTCAGACGTTCGCGACAGTGGAGCACTACTTCCAGTGGTCAAAGGCTCGCAAGTTTGGTGATGGCGCGATTCAAGCAAAGATCCTGAAGACACCGAGCGCCAAGTCTGTCAAGTCGTATGGCAAGAAGGTGTCACCGTTTGATGCGGAAGCGTGGACCGCGGATGCTGAGAATGTGATGCGAACGGCAGTCAAGGCCAAGTTCATGCAGCATCCCGATCTGTTGGAGAAGTTGCGGAAGACTGGAACACGCCCTCTGGCAGAGGCAGATCCTCGTAGCAAGTTCTGGGGCATCGGGACATCGTCCGATACGTCCAAGGCCAAGGACCCGAACAAGTGGCCGGGCAAGAATGTGATGGGCAAGATCCTTGCGGAGATCAGGAGCGAACTTAAAGAATAAACGACCTATAAAATAAATGCAGATCTTCGTAAAGACACTCACCGGAAAGACGATCACGCTGGACGTTGAGCAGTCTGATACGATTGAGAATGTGAAGCAAAAAATTCAAGATAAAGAGGGAATCCCCCCTGATCAGCAGCGCCTCATTTTTGCCGGGAAGCAGTTGGAGGATGGTCGCACGATGGCAGATTACAACATCCAGAAGGAGTCAACACTTCACCTAGTGCTCCGACTTCGCGGTGGGGTTTTTTGCTGATAATCTACAATGCCGAAGAGCACCGCAACGCTTCAGAAGGAACTTGGGGACTACGAGCACATCCGCGATAACTACGGATACTATGAACTTCACAGATTACTACCAAATAAGTGGAAGCCTGAGACCAAGTCGCAAATAGAGGCTATGATTGCAAAAACGAAGGCAGAGCTTACGAAAAGGAACGATGCGGTGGAAATAGCGGCGCCCAGTAATGCTGCGAAGAAGGAGCAAGAAGCGCACGAGTCCCGGATCGCTGCACTGAACTCCTCGAGACTTGGTCAGAAACTCCCGTTGGAGATCATTGATAAGATCTCACGATATGGTGGAAAGAAGAGGAAGACACGCAAGGGCAAGAAGAGCCGTAAGACACGGCGTGGAACTCGCCGTGCTTAGTAGATCTCGAACTTAACCTTGACATCCGCTGGCCACGGGCTGAGTCCATACTGATCGGGAGTGATCGGGATCTTGTCACCGACCAGCCGGTAGGTCTCTGCGGTCTTTCCAAACCCGAAGGTGATGGTCTTTGTTAGCCATTCCTCAGGGAAGGCAGCACGCTTGTCCTCTCCAATACCGCAGTAGAGGTAGCACTGAGAGGGTACATCGTCGGAGTATTCGCTAAGATCAACATCAAAGTATAGATTTGAGTCGTAGGGAGGTCTCCAAAGCTCGTTGATTGTATCCTCAAGTGAAGCCATCTCTTGACCCGAGTAGTAATCCCAGCTGTGCGGTTGTCCATTCTCGTAGACGACGATGCGAAGGGAGTAGATAGACATTTTGTATGTTAGGTGGGGAGAGGTACGTAGAGTCTGGCACACATAAATCCGTTTTGACTACTGATTCTGCTTGTAGAAGTCCTCATACTTCATACGAGGTGCGGCATCAGGTGCCTGGCCGATCGCAGGAGCGGCATATCGGTTGAAGAGCTGTTGGCCAATCATGCCGGATGCCTGATCTGCCGTAAGCTCGCCTTTTTCAATGCGGCGTTTGAGCATCATCATCTCAAAGAACGTCTGGTCAAGGCGGTCTTCCATGTGAAGTTGAAAAAGACTGGGGTAATTGAAATACAGAATCTCATTCTCGCTCTTCAGCGCCTGCTCGTACTCAAGCTTCTGGTTACTCGCCTTGAGTCTGCGGTGCTTCTGCTTGCTCCTATCCATGTTCCTGACCAGGGCCTGTACCTGTGTCGCAGAAAGATCGCGGTCGTTAATGTGACGTTCTCCGTCCGCAATCTCAGAAGTTGTTAGTTCGCGTGCCTGCATATTTGTATGAAGAGCCTACGATTTAAGTCAGAACTTCACGCAGCTTTGCCACAAGTTCTACGCATTCCTTTGCGTCCGTCATTCCAGTGAGAATGATATTTCCCGTGCGGAAGACCTTAGCAATCCACTTTGTGTCTGGAAAGTAGATCTTCACTGCCGGATAGACTGCGGGTTCGTAGTTCGTCTTGAATCCCTTGCGTCGGACATTCGCATGAAGTGTCTCGCGTGAGAGGTTGGTGACACCTACCAGTCGTGTCTTGTAGTTCATAAGAACAACCCTGCGTGCCTCCATCGTCCACTCACCGGCTGTCATGGCGGCGGGACACGTGGTTGTCACGTGATTCTGAAGATAGGAAACCACATCACGATCATACTTTTCATCCAGAACGCCGGTGATATGAAACACGCCGTTCTGAAAGATCTTGACCGTAATCTCCTTGGAGAGGAGTGTGCCATCGCCGTCGGACATGAGCACCAACGTTATGCTATTGTGGCCGAATCCAGTGGTGCGGCGAACAACCGGCTCAACCTTGCGGTGGCGGATGCGGTCCTTCTTTGACTCCCCACGACGGAGAACACCTTGCTTCTCAATCTTGATGATCTTGTCTGTCAGCGGAAGCTCATGTACTAGCTTGTCCGTATCCAACTTGACGCCTGTCGTATACAGCACTACCATTGTTGTCAGAGTTGGTTGGTCCATTGAGTCCGTCAGTGTAAATGGTTCTAATTTCGTTTTTCCAACTTTGACTCAAAGCCACCGGAAAGGCAGTTACCAATGAACAATCAAACTTACGAATGACCCTGCGCAACAGGACTTCTTCTCTAGGATTCAGCATCCATCCGTCTAGGAATCCGAACCAGACATGAACATCCTTCTGATGCTCAAAGACCGAGAGCGCTTCCTCCGCAAGACTGTCAAGCAACGTGAATGAAAAATCAATGCAATGCCTCGGAGGCGTGATTCTATACGTATAGACGTCTAGCATTATGTATATCAGGCTGTTGTTTGTGTAGACGCGTTACGTAGAGGTGTGGATACGCGTGCCAACCTTGTCCTTCAGAGCTGTCTGCTGGGCCACCGTCAGAGTACAGTTACATCCACGGGAGAACACCGGAGGCTCACCGCAGACCTGGCAACACGCAGCCGTTGAATAGCCACGCGCAAACGCATTCTTGGAGGCCTGGATCAGCGACAACTGAGCGTTCGCTGCGAGCTTGTCGTTGAACTCCGGTACAACCGTAGACGAATAGCACACAGGCTGGATCTGAGACGTCTTTGCGTTGACCGGCCTGGCAGACTGTGCGACGGCTTGGCCAGCCGTAAACTCGTTATAGACAGCCGTATCCTGAACGGTGTGAGCTTTTGCGTAGTAAGACTTCACCTGCGTGGAAGGACCGTTCAGCACCATCACTCCCGCCGAAGCAGGTGTCTTGGAATCCTGAACACCCGAGGCTGCCAGCCGCTTTACGATCTCCGTCTGATGTCCAGCGTCAAGATGGGGTCGCGTATCTTGGACTTTCGGCAGCCTCTGCTTCATGCGACCAAGGTATTCGCTATACGAAGACATTTACTCTTTACAAGCAAACAAAAACCATGGAGGGTCTCCGTATTCGTATTCCGAACAATCGGGCCTGTTCCAGTTATGGTTGTTTTGAGATGACACATTCAATCATGTGTCGCTATTGTACTATGATCTTAGCTCCCGGGGTGGGTCAAGAAATGTCGGCGGCAACACTCCCTCGTCAAACCAAGGTCGTCCATTGCCCGCCCCTCCGCCGTCTTTTTAGTAGTCGTTGACAGGTAGACCAACGAATCGTTTTCGGGTCGCCCATCCTCTACCCGGTTTCCCTTGACAAACTCAATATACTTCTTCCACTTGCCAGCGATGGGAAGATTACATGTGTAGCAGCGAATAGGAATTGGGAAGTCCATTGTAGCGTCTCTTATTATCCTGCCGTGCTTCCGTTTTTCCTAGGGTAAACACAATGAAAGGTCGCACAATTGTCCTTCTCGGTCTCGGCGTAATCCTGCTGCTAGTTGTATTGGCGATGGCGCGGCCCGCTTCCATGGGTCTTCAGGCTCGCGTTCAGTCAGATCTTGCGAATGAGCGGAAACGCTTCCTCCCCGAGAACAGCGTTGACATTGCTCAGGCAATGAAGCTAATCACATTTGATGAGCCCAACCTCCTGGCGCCTCCCACATCCCAACCGCCGCTCCTCTTATACCCGCCTTCGTCAGAGACATTAGAACGTCTCTCAGGCCTATAACAATGACGAACCTCAAACAGTGGATTCTTAGCTTTCTAGTTCTCGTCGCGTTGTTCCAGGCAGGTCTCGGAGGTCTCCGCGACATGTTTGGAATTGGGGTCTTTGGCATGTCCGCCCAACATGGGTGGCACGATGCAATTATTTTGCTATTGCTCGCGATTCTTGTCGCTATCATCATGAAGTAGGCTACCACATCACCTCCATCTCCTGTGCGCTCCAATACTCGGAAACACCGTTCGGCATTGTCCGCCGGATCAGAAAGGGAAGTTTGCGCTGCTCAATCTCCCTCTTCGCCACATTCCAGATGAACATAGGATCACTCGTCTTTAATCCTTCCAGAGAGGCCAGCGGTTTCGCGCCCTCTGCAAGTTGTTGGGCACGTGTTGCTACGAGGGATGTATACTCATATTTCGTAAAGTATTCTCGTGTGACCCGAGGCTGCTTGATCGCATCCGACACCTCAGTGCGAAAGATCGGCTTTACTTGCTCCATTGTTACTGACTAGGTTTCTTTGTGTGAAAATCTTCCGTTTTACATAAATGCCCTATACACCGGACGCCTCGTCTGTTACTCGTTTTCGTCGGGCAGAGGCCACTATCGTCGCAGACCCGGTAAAAAAGTCCAGGACCTTTGAGGCGGTGACCAAGGCAGGCTATCAGTCCGCTATCCTCCGTGCGTCGGATGTAGGTAGCGAGATGTACTTCGGCCAGTCAGTCTTACAAATTCCCGAGTGGAAGTCGCCGCAGTTCAACGGAAGGTTTTTCGTGAAGTAAAGTAATGCCAACTCTCTCTGCGTCCGACTATACCCAGTATCTGAAGTTCAAGGCTGCGTCGCAGGCTGCCATTCAGCCGGCAATCCAGACACGTGACAACGTCACCCTAAACCGGAGCGTGATGAACGCAAATATTCTTACGTCGCAGGCATCGCTGGTTGCGAACCCTACCGTGTCTGTTTTGGTTGGAAACGCTCGCGTGCGACCGGTTCAGCCTAGCAAGACAAACAACCCCAACACACTCTCTACATTATCGTGGGGCTCTCCTACGGCCTCTTCCAAGTTCCAGCAGCCCGGTGGTCTTCCTGCGAGCGGGAGGGTAAGCACATACACTCGTCTACCACAGATCGTCTAAGGGCCGCGCGCGAGCTGCTTCCAGGTTGTCTCGCAGACTGCGCACTGGTAGAGCCATGATACATTCACGGGATCCAATTTGATACCCACAATATTTGACTCGTACCCGATCGTGGGGCACTTCTCATTGTGACAGACCATGTTGCTAAACCGCGGCAGGGTCGGATCATACTTTAGATACGGATTGATAGAATACTGAACTGACGTATCCTGCTGTAAGTCGTGCTCGTAGACAACAGGATTCGCCTTCGTAACCTCCTCCTCAAACGGACAACTGCGGCACTTGAGGTATGCCTTGCTCTCACGCTCCTCAATGTGATAGAGAAAGTTATTACACTGCGCACAGAACTTCATGATAGGATTCTCTTGTTTGTTTCTACCACATTCCTTTTGAAAACCGGAACCGTGCGTTCAAAACGAAACTGTTCGGGGAAAGTAATCGGCCACTACTAATACAGGATGCCCCCTACACCCCTTGACCGTTTCTTAGATGGATCTCCCGACGGGAAGACCGAGAAGGACCGTGAGGGCCGTAAGGTGATTGATTCTGGCAAGCCCTTTACTCTCTGGTCGTTTGAGAACAGGCAGAAGTGGTATGTTGACTCCGACGATCTTCCGACATTCTACAAGCTTTACATTGAGGATCTAGAGAACTGCGTTCCGCGATACTTTACGGAGAAGTGTACGCCCATCGGGCAGCTTCGTGTAGATCTAGACTTCAAGTATGAAGGTCGCGTGGAAAGCCATCGCCATACACGCGACCAGGTCGTTGCCTTTGTGTCAGCCTACATGGCAGAGGTAAAGCGATATGTAGAAGTTCCTGAGTGTGTGTCTGTCTACGTTCTGGAGAAGGACTACCCGACCTATGACGCCTCCAAGAAGATCTCCAGCTCTGGCATCCACGTCCAGGTTCCCGAGATCAAGACCAAGGCATCCGTTGAGCAGGCAATTCGCCGTTCACTGATCCGCCGTATGGAGGAGTTCTTCCCGGCACTTGGATTCACCAAGACCTGGGAGGATGTGTATGACAAGCAACCGCTGTCGCACAGCAACAACTGGCCGCTTCTCGGTTCCAAGAAGCCCGACGGTCTTCCGTACAAGATCAAGTATATCCTTGACTGGGAGGCAGAGACAGGTGACATCGGCGTTGATACGACGGCGCCTCGTGTCTCACTTGATACGATCAAACTGATGTCTGTCCGTTCTGCGGCGAACGACGAGACGGGCATGACTGAGTATGGAAAGCAAAATACGCATCAGACTCCTGAGCGCGAGGTGCTGACCGGTGCGCAGCGTGTCGTTGCGGATGTTCCGCGGGGTCGTCAGACTCAGCGCGGCGATCAGGGTTCTCGCGGCGGGAGCCCAGGTCGCATCATCGTGCCTCCTCTTACGCAGGAGCTGCGTGAGTACTACGAGGGCCACGTGAACAACCTTGCTGCCTTCCGATACAACGAGTATGCGGAGTGGGTGACTGTGGGTCAGTGCCTGAAGAATCTCCACCCCGATCTCAATGATCTGTGGCATGACTTCAGCTCAAAGGGCAATGGTTACAATCCGGCCGATGCGGAGAACAAGTGGAATTCGTTCGGTTATCGCATTGATGGTGCGAAGCTGGGACGTGGCTCTCTGCGATTCTGGTCTCGCGAGGACAATCTGGAGGGATACAAGGAGGTGGAGGACAAGAATGTCCACGCTCTGATGGAGCGGTCTGCGGAGACTGCGACAGAGAACGATGTTGCGCAGGTGATCTACGCAAAGTATGGTGATGAGTTCAAGTGTGCCAAGTTCGGACAGAACATCTGGTATCGGTACAGTGAGCACATCTGGACGGAGACGGACAAGGGTGTTGCGCTTCAGATTCGTCTGTCCAAGGACATCTCAAATCTCTATCAGGAGGTGGTTATGTCAAAGAACATTGAGTTGCGGAACGTCGGTGGGTGTGAGCACGCAAAGGAGCCCGATCCTTCGTGTCCGACGTGTCAGCTGGAGCAGGCGATCAAGTCATACACATCCATTCGTCTGCGGCTGAAGAAGACGAGTTTCAAGGAGTGTGTGATGAAGGAGTGCCGCGAGTTGTTCCTTGACGAGCAGCTTGCGGCGAAGCTGGACGAGAACAAGAATCTCATTGCGTTTGAGAATGGCGTGTTTGACTGTGCGAGCCTGGAGTTCCGCGACGGAAAGCCGGATGATTACATCAGCTTCAGCACCCGGATTACGTTTGATCAGAACAAGCATCACTCTACCTACGAGTGCTGGGCTGAACTGGATCGGTTTCTGCGAAGCATTCTGCCGAATGAGAATGTGCGCCGATACTTCCTGAAGCATCTCTCCACATGTCTGTCGGGGAACAACGATGCTCAGAAGTTTCACATTCTGACAGGAACGGGTTCCAACGGCAAGTCCATGTTGATGAACTTGATGGCGACAGCGTTTGGCGATTACTGCTGTAAGGCGCCGATCTCACTGCTCACTCAGCAGCGTAACAAGTCGGCTGCGGCTGCGCCGGAGCTGGTCCGTATGAAGGGTCGTCGTTTCGTGACGATGCAGGAGCCCGATGAACAGGTGCCTCTCAATACAGGTCTGATGAAGGAGTTGTCTTCCTGCGAGAAGGTGACGGCTCGCGATCTGTATGCGGGTTCCAAGCAGATGATTGACTTTGACATTCAGGCCCGATTCCATCTGGCGTGTAACGAGAAGCCGAAGATCAATACGACGGATGGAGGCACGTGGCGCCGTCTGGTTGTGATTGACTTCCCGATGAAGTTCGTATCGGATCCGAGGGCGACGAACGAGTTGCCGATTGACGAGAGCATTGTGCAGAAGGTTGTTTCCGACGACTGGGCGACGTGCTTCATGAGCTATCTGATCGGCACGTTCCGCGAGGGCAATGGCTGGCGCAAGATTACCCCTCCCGTGGAGGTTATGGCGTATACGAATGAGTACAAGGTGGAGTCGGACACGATCGCCAGGTTCATCCTGGAGTTCGTGCACGCGGTGGATCCAGCGGTGATCCCAGAGGCTGTCACATGGAACAATATCACATCAACCTTCCAGGACTGGAAGCGTAGCAATGAGGTTGCTGGTCGTGCGGCAGCGACCGATTTGAAGAAGAAGATTGAAGAGAGGTATGGGAAGTATCCTAACCGCGGGTGGACCTCCTTCCAGTTCGGCGCGCTTTAGATTTCCGGCCTGCGCGGCCTGCCCGATACGTCCGGCTGCGCTTGCTGCCTCGGCGACGCTTGCGACCACCAACACCATCTGTCGTGCCAGACGGATTCTCTACAACTGGCGCAGCGGTTTCACTTGACTTGCCCGGAATGTAGGACGATGCCCACTCACCCCATGTCCTGCCTGATGTATCGCTCATTTGTGTTTAGCATTTACTTTTTTGATTTACTCATTCCGGCTGGCGCCGATCTTGGACAGGTAGTATGTCCGGAGAACGCCGATCATGTACACCACCAGGGCGAAGGAGATCATCAGCTGGATGGTGGACGCAATGAGCTCACCGGTGCGCAGGGTGACACCGCCAACAACGACAACCGACTCCTGGATGCCCTTACCACCCAGGGGGGCGAGCAGGGGCGCGATGATGCCATCCGTGAGGGACGCAAAAAAGCGGGCAACGACAGACCCGAGGTAGAACGCAGCGGTCAGGATAATGATGTCCTTGGTATCAAGCATATTAGTTTGTCTTGACTTCTAGATTATTTTTGAGGGCGGCTTCGTCGTGTCCGACGCGTCTTTCTACGCCCTCCCAGATAAGTCTTTATCTTCCTCTCAATGTCTTCGGGAATATTCTTTGCTTCACTAATATCTGCTACACTCTGAACACCTATCTTTTTATTTGCATGTGTTCTTACAACCGCTACCTCAAGACCCTCTTTCATACTGTTCCACGACTGTGGGTTTAAATTTTTGAAGTAGAACACGGCATTTTTATCGTCCTTCAGCGATATCATAATGTCATTCATGAATGGGTCGCTGCCTCCTTCCAGCACTATTTTCCAAGGACCCGATGTATATGTAGTTTCGGGACCTCTTTCGGTCTTATACACATCGTTGAGTTTGTTAAACAATAACGCCCCAACTGAACTATCTGGGGCATTCGGCACCAGACTAATAATTACTCCTTTATCGGCGCTCATTTATATAAACTATAAGGTAATATGGACACTCGCTTCTGGGGTCCGTCGGGGTGGCAATTATTCCATCTGATCGCATTCACATCTCCACATCCACGGGAGGTATTGGAGGACATGAAAGATGTACTGCCGTGTAAATACTGTAGAGCATCCACATCAGAGTTCGTAGGCAAACACCCACCAACCAAGCCGTATGGCAGGTGGCTGTATGAGATTCACAATATGGTGAACAACAAGTTACGCACGCAATGTGCAGAGGATCCCGCAGTCGTTGATCCCGGACCTGATCCCGACTTTGCCGACATCAAGCGACACTATGAGGCCATGAAACCGACTGCTGTTCCCGGTCGCGATTTCCTTATGGCGATTGCGTATAACTTTCCAGACAAGCCAGAGCCCAAAGACATGAGCACGCAGCGCGAGTTTCTCCACCATCTTGCGGATGCGTATCCGTTTGAGAGTCTGCGAACAAAGTTTCAGTCCTACATCAAAGCAAACGAACCTGATCTTCAAAGTCAAAAACGGTATACAAAGTGGATGTATGGTCTGATGAAGGAACTCTCAGGAAAGATCCCAATCAAGACGTATCGTGGATATATGGCACATTTAGCGTATTACAAGAGCAGTTGCTCTAATAAGACGTATCGTGGTAAGACGTGTAGACGAACGACAAAAAATCGCCATACCACGCGTAAGGTTTCACATCGTAATCTTCTGTAACCTATTTCCGCTTCTCCTGTAAGGCTTCCATCTGGCGAACATGTTTTGAGGAATAACATGTATCTTTACCAGCAGCCTTCTCCTTGGCGGACTTCTTGCTTTCTTTACGAGTTTTGGGTTGATTGTCCATTTTAGAGGGATAATCTTACCTATTCAGGTAGAGATGTTTCCGTTTTAATGCCGGCGAGTCTTGCGGCTGCCCCGACGACGACCACCGACCGTGGCGGCCGTGGCGGCGACACCCCCACCGCGCTTGGTCTTCTTGTAGGACTTGGCTGCCAGCTTGAGCACCTTGCCCAGCTTCATGCCCTTGTTCGCGCGCATCGTCTTCTTCACGTGCGCCATCCATGCGGACTTGCGCCCGCCCGTCTTGGGTGCGTCTGCTGCGTCTACTGGTGCTGCTGTATCTGCCATTTTGTTTAACGCGCAAGAGTTTTCTCTACGAAGCCCTTGCCGTTTTTGTCAAACAAATTCCACTGGCACCCCAGCGCCTGTGGTCGGTCGGGGTTGGCATTCACCGTCTTCAGTTCTGTCTCGGGGGCTACAATCGTGATGTGATCCTTATTGAACCGCAGAAGGTCCTGGGGGTCGCGAGGGTGAAGGGCCTGTTGGTAGCTGAGGCGACGAAGATTTGATCCGTTCCATGAAAGATTCACCAAGGGCTCCAAATCGGATCCGTTGATGGTTCCACCGGACACGATGATCACCTTGTCCTTGAGGGCATCCAACTTGGCTGTGTGGACCTCCTTGTCAGTCCTCACGAGGCGGCGGCGCAGAGTCGTCATAATGTGCTCGGCGGCCTTGTTCAGCGTGACGGTCTTGGTTGTATGCGGCACGATAGACAGGATGAACGGGTCCTCGGACGGGAAGGCATCGTTGGTGATGTCTATACACACCTGCTCAAAGGACACATTCTCCTCGGCATAATCGTATCCCTCATTCTGTGCCTTCAAGCCGACAACAGGCTCGTCGCGCTCATCCGAATACAGGTGAACCTCAAGCAGCCGGACACCCCGGGCAAGTGCGGTCGGGACGTCTTCATACACCGAGCCCGCAACATAGTACTCGCACAGTCGTTTCCTAGGCATAAGCATGGGCACTTCACCGAGCGTCTCATCATAGACGAGGTAGCCGATAAAGGCAAGTAGTAACACGGCAATCAGCCACTCCATTATTCTTTTGCGGATGATTCTTTCTTCGGCATCGTAAACAGAAGGTTGCGGAATGCGTTGATGACATCGTCTGGGATCTTCTCGTCCATCGGGATGTTCATCACGCATGCGTAGTGGAAGTAGATACAGTACATCCCGCACTCGGAATCCTTGTACTGGTGACGCGTCTTGTTGAAGGTCATCTTCATATCGTTCTTGTGAATCCCAGTCGCATCCCACTGCTCCTTCCAACGCTTCATGAGAGTCTTGATCTCCGGCTCGGGAGACGACGCATACGAATCAAAGTAGGTTACGCGAGGGTATTCCAGTTCCGGTCTCGTATCGCAAAACACCGCCACCCAATGCTGCCCCGGACCATCGTGCGGATCCGTATTTATTACAATACCAATTCGGTGTTTCCCTCGCTTGTGAAGTTCGGCAAGTTTCATGGAGCAGAGCGCGCTGACGACACATTTGCGGGTTTCATCTTGAAGATCAAAGTCAATCGGGACGGTGCCTGCGTAGTAGTAATCAGCAAACAGGTTTACATAGTTCTTCTCTACGGCATCAATGTCGTCCGAAGACAGCCACTCTTCGCGATTCAATGCCCATTCCTTTGGTGCCTTGGGCCTGCGTAACAAACTGGCCACGATACACTCGGCACGACCGGTCTTACACTTGGAACCAAGCCGGCGTTGAAGTTCCTTCCAGGTTGCGTCAATGTTGGCTCCGCAACTTATGGGAGTTTCTCGCGGATGTTCCTTGTTGTACACCTCGCACAGTCGTTTGACTTCTTCCTCATCAAATACCGACATTCTTATTGTTTGAAACAATATACTTTATAACACAAATATAATGAACGCACCCAACATCGTGGAGGCGGTTGTTGCCGTTACCACTCATGGCGAGATTCTGCTAAGTCCAGATCGCAAGCCAATGACGTTTCGGCTTCCGGCGGGCATGACGCTGACAAAGGTAAGTATGGCAGTTCCCGGTGTATGTAACATCACGGCTAACCGCGATTTGGAGGTTATTATCAACCGCATCATTGAGTTATGGAGGGCTCCCCGCAATCGCAATGATTGGCGAGTTCAGGCTGTGCGTGAGGTGATTGCGGAATTTCAAAAGAGCACTAAGAAACAGGTTCAGACGGACCGAATACCCGGGAATATAGACCACGCCGCATTCGTCCATTACGTGCTCAAGATGGGAACTGAAACGACATACAATCCGGGCGACGAGGTGATTAATAAAATGTTCAGTCGGTCGGCAGCCGAGGACAAGGCCCGGTATGATTACAAGGTCCTCGCATTGAATCTACCAAACTATCCCGATCTTATGGCCAATCTGCTGGGGAAACGTGGGGCGGGGGAGATTCTCCTAATGGATGTCGTCCAGATCCTACAGCAGCGCGGGATTAATCACATTACGATGTTTGACTTTTCATGCTCTATCATGGACTCAGCCGAACGTGATACCCGCATTATTCGCCGTGAACTTACAGTCAAGGGCTTAAAGGGCGGCAAGAGTCGGCGTTACAAGAAGAAAACGAAAACTCGGCGCACAAGGAAAGCAAGACTCTAAATGGATACTCTTAAGCCCACACTCGCTCGTTATCTGGATATTAACAAGAAGCTCTCGGAGGTGAATGCCCGTGCCAACGAGTTACGCGATGAGCGACGTTCGGTGGAACTGGACCTTGCTGCCGCATACAATGAGGAGCCGCTGCCCGACAAGATTGAGCTGAAGCAGTCTCAGATGGTCTTCCTTGTGAAGAAGCCCGGTGAGTGGAAGAAGGGTTGGACGCTTTCTAAGAAGCAGCTTCAGGAGTATCTGCTAGAGATCCTGCCTGAGCACGGTCCGGATGTTATGAAGGAGATTGCTCGGCGTCACGAGCCAAAGCTGGTGGCCACCGATTATGCGTTTGATTTGAAGGTGATGGATGTGTAGGACTATTTGAGGGGAATATCATCGTAATTATACTGTTTGGGTGCTTTGAGCGCTTCCCGCATTAGGCGGAGCGTCTCCTGCATTTCTAGGAGTGTTTTTTCAACTGTTTCAATATTTCTATCTGCCATGAACCCCACCTGGATTCTCATGAGACACGGGGTCACCTCTTGGTGGGCGCGTAAAACACGTGAGGCAAGGGTTCCAAAATTCTTAATCATTAATCTATGGATATCTGGTGAGATATTTTTAAATGGTATAAATAAAATGGACCTCAACGTACTTATCCCCGTGCTCCTCTTCATTCTCCTGTCGCCGGGCGTCCTCCTGTCCCTGCCGCCGGGGTCGGGTCACCTCGTCCAGGTGCTCACCCACGCCGCGGTGTTTGGCGTCGTGTACTCCGTTCTTCGCATGGTGTTCCCTCAGTACTATTAAAACGGACTTTCTACGTTCACGCAGATAGATCGTAATGGAATCCTATTGCCCATACAACCCCGCCAATAGAGTGTTTGCCGAGCGTGACATTCACAAGATCATACACAAGCATGGGCTGCCTCACTATCGGGTGAGCAACCCGCGCGTGTTTCAGACAGCAATGGTTCACACCACGTATGTCCGTCGCACCGAATATACGACACCCGATGGCCGACCCGCGCAATTGGCGACCTGTCCGTCTGGCGTGATGCCACTCCAAGACGAGTCCTATGAATGTCTAGAATTTGAAGGAGATTCGGTTCTAGGGGTCTGTATCGCAACGTATCTTCGCAAGAAGTATCCTGAGAGGAAACAGGGAGTTCTTACCGATGCTCGGAAGGAATTGGTGAACAATGAAAGGATTGGTCAGTTGTCCAAGCAGATTGGATTGGATCGGTATTACATCATGAGCCGACACAATGAAGATTCGCCTGCGATTGCCGGTCGGTCCAACCTCAAGAAGTTGGGCGATATCTTTGAAGCCTTTATCGGTGCATTGTGGACGGATTGTGGCAATCGCTTCAATGTAGTCTATGCCTTTGTAATCTCCGTGATGGAGTCGTACCTAGACATTGAAGAAGTTGTGACGGGCGCAACGAATTACAAGGATTTGTTTCAGAAATACTGCCAACGTGAGATGAAATGCACGCCAACGTATGAGATGTTGTCCAACGATCCGAAGAAGGGTGAAATTCGGGTGGCGGTCTGCGATGCAAACAACAAGCACCTAGCGTATGGTCACGGAGTGACACGAAAGAAGGCAGAGCAAATGGCGGCCCGTGAGGCTTTATGCGCTACGTAACTTCTGGGTCTGAAGATGTCCCTTGCGGTAACGCTTCATGGTGCGCCCGCGTGTTTGGAGAACAGACTTGGTGCAGATCCCAATTGCCGCAGACTCCTTGTTTGAGCCCTTTCGTGCGCGAACAGTCTTCCGCACAGACTTGACGCACTTGTCAAACTTCTTTGACATACGAGTCTTCATTTGTGCTCTTCCCCCTAAAAGAGTTGAACTGGGAACAAACATCTCATCAATGTATTTTTCAATCTGAGGTCTCATTTCATTCAATGGGTGAGTTTTCCTCGCTTGAAAAAGATTCGCAATATTTTGTTTGAATTTCTCTAATGTTCCTGTGTCGATAATATTGAACTTGGCCATACTTCCGGCGATTGATGCAACATCGTAAAACTTCATAAACCGCTGAACATCTGAAAAATTCTGCATATTAATGTTACAAACACCTAATAGGTCACATGGTGTGGTAAATTGGGCAACTTGTTGAAATTCTCGTCTACCCGTTTCAGTATTTAGTCCATACTCCTCAATAAGTTCTCGCAATAAGTCTGGATCACTTATAGTCCGACCCCAATCGTGCATAACAATGTGGTCTCCCATCCAAGCAAGATTTCCAAAATGTGCGTCTGCGTGTACGATATACGCATCGTTCAAATACGCAACTGCGTGAAGCAGTTTTTGTATCTCTCTGCGCGTCTCGGGCAATGGATGAGTCAACGCACCCTTTCTTACAACATCAAGACCTTGAGCAGGTGTAATAAGGTTAACTCGCCGCTCATCTGGTCCAGGAGTTTCATTGCGTTGTGCATCGTTTTTACAGGGCTTCCCTGCGGCATTGACGAGATCTTCGGGTTTAAAATCGGGAGTACAAGTCGCAACCGCAAGATTGAAATGTTTTGTAATCGCAACATCTGGATACTTTGCTTGAAGACGATCGATCGTCTCTTTCACCTCAATCTGTGCTTCAACTTCATCACCGTCGGGCGTCCAGTCCGCGACAACCCGCGATACATAGTCACCCGCTGGATACTGTGCTGGACTCTGTGTTCCTTGGACACACGCTACGACGGGGCGATATACGCATGTATCCGCGCCCGTCGCTATAAATGCGCCTCCGCGTCTCATTTATCTTTCGTTGATAATAAATGACAAACGACGCAAAGAAGGAAACATCGTGGACTCAATCTATCACGAACGAGACCCTGTGCCAGTATTTCTACGTGGTTTTCTTCATCACAGCGGTTCTTGCCGCGATCGCCGTGGGTATGGATGTTCTTCTCATGTTCAAACGGCCCGCACTTGGACTGAGTATGCTCATTCGCAGCGCACCCGTTCTTATTCTGTCCGTCCTGAACTCTCTCTTTCTGTATATCCTCTGCGCGCGGACACTGTTGAAGTAGAATTTATCCTCCGAGAGTATAAATACAAATGGGTGGTGGTCTATTACAGCTCGTTGCCTATGGCGCGCAGGACGCCTATATCTCCGGTAACCCGCATATCACCTTCTGGAAGGTGCTGTATAAGCGTCATACGAACTTCGCAATGGAGTCGTTCCGTGTGAACTTTACGGGCGCGCCCAACTATGGCCAGCGCCTCGTGGCAGTCGTGAACCGCAATGCTGATCTTATCTGGAAGACGTATGTTCAGGTCGTCCTGCCCGACACCACTACCGGCCTCACAAACCCTGTTCTGTGGAACGGCGATGACACCCGCCGCATTGGGTACATCCTGCTGAAGAAGATTGAGCTTGAGATCGGCGGCCAGGTCATTGATACGCACTACGGTGAGTGGCTCTTCCTCTGGGAGTGCCTGACGGCGAGCTTTGATACGTCTGTCAAGCTGGACTCCATGGTGGGTGGTGGTTACAACGGTGCGTCAACGACGGCAACGTCATGCGGTGGTCGCCCGGCGGTCCTCTACATCCCACTCCAGTTCTGGTTCTGCCGCAACCCTGGTCTTGCGCTGCCCCTGATTGCCCTCCAGTACCACGAGGTGCGCTTCAACATTACCCTCGGTGCTGCCACGGACCTGGTGAGCAAGGGCGCGTACACCAACATTGCGCAGGCCGCGTATGCTCTTCCTAACATTCAGGACATGTCGCTCTACATGGACTACATCTACCTGGATGTGGAGGAGCGTCGCCGGTTTGCCCAGGAGTCGCACGAGTATCTGATTGAGCAGCTCCAGACGGGTATCCCGCAGACGATCAACACCGCCACGGGTCGCCTGGATCTGACGCTGAACCACCCTGTCAAGGAGCTTGTGTGGATCTTCCAGGATGCTCGCAAGACGGACTGCGGCTCGGCGGTCACGGCAGCGGTCGGATACACGCAGCCCTTCTCATACGATGACATCGTGGACAAGGCGCGCATCCAGGTCAACGGCCAGGATCGCTTTGATGAGCGTTATGGCGACTACTTCTGGAAGGTCCAGCCCTACCAGCACCACACTGGCGGTGCCTTCTTCCCGATCCACAACTCGGTTGCGACGGCTGCGGCGTCGGCTGCGGGTGGCGCGATTCAGGCGAGCTTCACGGGTGTGATCGTTGGAAATACGCTCACAGCCAGCGCAGTGACGGGAACCTTGGTGGTGAACCAGCTCGTCACGGGTGCACTTGTGCCGCTCGGAACCTACATCACTGCGTATGGCACGGGTGCGGGTGGTGCCGGAACCTACGAGGTCAGCGTGAACGCCAACGCCCCCTCCACTGCCATGCTGAGCTCCTTGAACAACGTCCAGTCTGTGACGAACTTCAACCCGATCAACGTGTATTCCTTTGCGATCCAGCCTGAGGAGCACCAGCCTTCCGGCACTTGCAACTTCTCTCGCATTGATACGGCAACCCTGGTGTTTGACAGCATCACCTCCAACGGTGCAGGCAACTTCCCCAGCAAGGCCTACCCCTACAACTTCCGCATCTACGCGGTGAACTACAATATCTTCCGCATTATGAGCGGCATGGGTGGTCTGGCTTACAGCAACTAAATACTATACAATATATATGAGCTATTGGGGATACCACCTGATTCTAAATGCGGGGAAATGCGCAGCTGCTCCCATTCGTTGTGCGAAAGCGATTGGCACGTTTTCCGACACGCTAGTCAAGAGGATTGATATGGTCGCATACGGCTCTCCTCAGATTGTCATGTTTGGAAGTGGCAACAAGAAGGGGTATACTCTTGTCCAGCTGATTGAGACGTCCAACATCTGTGCGCACTTTGTAGAGGAGTCTGATGACATGTATTTGGATGTCTTCTCGTGCAAGCCTTTTAATCCCGCGGAAGTGGAGACCGTTGTTCGCGAGACGTTCCAGCCAGCCCAGATTAGCACAAAGTTCGTTCTGCGCGATGCTCGGGTTCAGATGCAGTAACTCCCACAAAAACAAATCAACATAGCAATAAATGGGTATCCCTCACATTTATTGGTATGTATTGTTGATCGTTATGTTGGAGACAATGGCGATGGGTTGTTTCAAGAAGAGCATTGATAACAACGCCTTCTTTGCGGTGGGAGTTCTCTTCTACGCAGTTATCGGATATCTTCTTCGGCTGACTATGAATTCAAGCGGCATGGCCATGACGAACGCGCTGTGGTCTGGGTTGTCGGTGTTCGCAACAACGGTCGTAGGCACCTTGTTGTTCAAAGAGGTTCTTCACTTCCATGACTTTATCGCGTTTGCGATGATTGTCGGAGGTGTTATGATCTTAAAGGTTACGGACTAGATCCGAACTTGTAAGTTTTGTGTTGGGTGTGCAATTCCCAATTCCCAAGGTTTGCTGCATCATGAGCGGAGCAGGGCCTGATCCGGGGCATTTCACGTGATCGTTGCCCAAGGAATGACCCATCTCATGTGTGACCATATATTGCCGATAGCGCTCCAACGGCAGCTTGGACGCAGATGCTCCGTGCATCCACCGATCCGCATTCAGCCAAACCATAGTCCCCCCCATGACTGCACACGAGAGTTTCGGATCCTTACATCCGTTGTGTTTCAAGGTCTTTGGGCTAGAAAGGTGTATCGTCTTTCCCTTTCCAGGAACAAATGTATGAAACTGAGCCCAACCGTCCGGGTCTGCCAAATAGATAGCAACTTCTTCCGCAAACTTCTTTGCGTCGTAGTTGACATCGGAATCCACAATCGTGTGGTACGCGACCTTCATTGTATTGAAAACGGAAAGGGTTTTGTTCGGCGGATAGAAAGCACAATGTCCTGCCGCCTTATAAAATTTCGCTCTCTTTGTGAATACGGCTGCCTCTTTCGTGACCAAACGTTTCGCCATCTTCGTTGTCCTGAACTTCCCAACACAGCTGCGTGTGTAGCACCTTGCGCTCCCAGGGAGAGGTGCCCCTGTACCGTGCCAAACAAAACGCAATCTCTCCCTCCTAACAGCTTGCCCTGCTTATCATGAAGTGCCATCACTGTAAAAAGAGAAGCCACTTGGAGTTCACATGCCAATGCAAAAATGTCTTCTGTGTTGCCTGCCGAATACCGGAAGTTCACCAGTGCCCGATTGACCTGAAGACCAAGGTTGTATTGGAGAGGGTTGTAGCTGAGAAGGTTGCGAAGATCTAGTCATAGTACTCCGGGCTTATCTGAATCGCAAGGTTCTCAAGGACCAGCTGAGCAAACAGCGGAGACATCTGACCATGACGAGAAATCGTTATTTCAATGCGCTGGTGCTGGCGATGCTGTACGCGGATCATCACATACTTGCTTGGGTTCAGCTTGGCCGAGATCGTGACATCGTAACCGTCGTTGACTTCAAAGATGCGTCCTTCATAGTGATCGCTAATGTCCATGTCCTGGAGCATGTTGCTGAGCGCATTGTGGATGTTGTTCATTTTGGGAGGGGTAATTGAAAAAGGTTTGGACCAACCTTTTCCGTTTTGAAATTTACGCACACACGTCCACATAGGTCGCTCGGTGCCAGCCCCAGTCATCGTAGGGCGCCAGGTCCGTGAACGGCCCATCTGCGGCACAGTCGCGGCACATGAACCCGACCGCAGTCTTCAGCGGGCAGATGCGGTGGCTCAGGCACATACAGCAATCCAGGTGGACATTCTTGCAGCGGGCCTGGTAGCCGCGCACAAGGGACTGGATCTTGGTTGCGCTGATCTTGGTCTTGACCGCCTTGGCCTTGACCTCGGCGACGATCCGCTTGATGTCCTTGTCAATCCAGCGCTTCATGCCAAGAGCACCCGCCTGGCGAGCGATCAGCTTGAAGGCCTTGCGCCAGGGGGCCTGCGCCCGGGTCACCTCAGCCTGCTCGCGCTCCTGACGAAGCGACCAGTACGCCTCAGCAAACGTGCGGCTTGGAGTAAGCGCAGACCATCCGAAGATGTCGTCGCCATACTTGCCAGGCTCATCCGCCATGTCCTGGTAGAGACGCTCAACCGAGTTCGCAACTCGCTTGATTGCGTCACACTGAACGAACACGCGGTCCGTCATAATATCGCCCCACTTGGCGGTTCCATTGTAGCTCTGTTCTACGGCGAGCTGCCCTAGGCCGATGATCATGTCCGATCGGCAGATTGTCTTCTGGGGTCGCGCCACAGCGGTCGCCCAGTTCACCTTTGTACGTGTGTTGACACCATCACGTGCGTTTACGGACGCAAGCCGGGATACTGTTGAGGTAGCCATGGAATACCCTACTTCTGGCACTAATGAATCCGTTTTGGGGAGTTCAAGTCTTCAAAACGGATTCATGCCCGCCAATCCTTATAGTCTTCCCCCCAAGACAACACATTCTAACACTTCGTTAAAATGTCCTCCTTCAAGCAGCTACTCGTCAACGCGATCATCAAGGTGACTCACGCCAATCCTTCTCTGGATAGGCCTGACGGTCCCTCTGCGACTGAGGCGCGTGATGAGTTCATCGCAAGTCTGGTTGCTGAGCTCTTCCCTGAGAACACCCTTGTTCACATCAAGAAGTCCAAGGTCGCTGAGGCTTCCCCTGTCGTGGAGAAGAAGAAGCGCGGTCCCATGAGTGATGAGGCCAAGGCTGCGATGAAGGCAAAGCGTGATGCCACCATCGCAGCAAAGTCCGCTGGCAATTCGCCTGTGGCCGCCGAGGTGAAGCCTACCAAGGCGAAGAAGGCCAAGGTTGATCCCGTGCCCGAGGGCACTGGGACCCTTGTTGCCGATCCGGAACCTAAGAAGTCCCCCAAGGCCAAGAAGGTCAAGGAGGAGAAGTCCCCCAAGGCCAAGAAGGTCAAGGAGGCCGCTGAGGAGAAGGCTCCCAAGGCGAAGAAGGCCGCAGTGGCCGAGGATGCGAATCTACAGAAGATTGATCCGACTTGGCGCAAGCACCTAAAGAAGGCTGCGGGCGACAAGTATGCGAAGGAGCAGGAAGCAGGTCTCCTGACGTTCCTGAATGCCTTGGACAAGGCTGCCTTTGACGCCAAGCGCGCAGAGGATCATGTCAAGGAGTTCCTTGCGCAGTCCGGTCCTGCTGATGGCAAGGTTGAGGCCGAGGTCATCATTGTTGAGTTCAACGGTAAGGAGTACTACGTCAACCCCGAGACCAAGCGGGTCTACGAGGGCGAGGGCGAGTATGATGACGAGACCGAGACCTGGACCACCATGAAGCCGGTTGGTTATGCTGGAATGGCAGCCTTTGCTGACATGGAGCTTGAGTAAGCTCATGGCGAAGGAATGTATAAATAAAAATTTTTCATTGCGGCCTCGTGGTTCTCAAAACGGATTCGTGCGCCGGCTGGCTATGGCTATCCCCCCAAAGTTACAATATGAATCCTACTACACTTGAGAACACCTGGCGCCTCCGCGAGGCTGAGCTGAAGGCTGAGCAGGTGCGCACTCGCCTTGAGGTGGC